GGAGATCATGCCGGTATTCAAATCATTGAAATACCCACATTTGAACAAGTGGGCGAATGGCAACATAATCTAACACCTGTACAAGCACAAGTCCGTATCCTACGAGATATTTGCAAGTTTATCAACGAAGAATGTCAAAAGATAGGTACTACGGCCAACATATATTATTCAGTAGAAAACAATACCTTAGGTGAAGCCGCACTGATCGCCATCCAAGAAATTGGTGAAGAAAGTATCCCCGGAATGTTCCTAAGTGAACCGTTAAAGAAAGGGCATGTGCGCCGTTTCCGCAAGGGATTCAATACAACACAAAAATCTAAGATCAGTGCGTGTGCTAAATTAAAACATCTAATCGAACATAAAACCTTAAAAGTTTACAGCAAGCCTTTGATCACAGAACTTAAGGCATTTATCGCAGGTGGTGCAAGTTTTGAAGCAAAAGTAGGGCAACACGATGATCTAGTACTTGCGCTATTGCTTGCTATACGCATGATTATGATGTTACAAGACTGGGATCCTGCGATCTACGAAAAATTCAACGAACACCCAGATGATGAATCAGTGATGCCCATGCCCATATACATCAGTGGAATAGCATAAATATACTTTATGAACGCTCTAGAAATTATAGCCCAAGATTTATTTGACAAAGTACGTAGCCGTTTCACCAATTTACAAATGGGTGACGAAACCGGCGGCGTTACACTAGACCCTAAAGAAGCAAGAATGTTTGACTTCGATTTTATCCTAGAGGGTAATAACTTAGGGCGTGTTAGTATTAGTATCAACAACATTGGTAGTTTAAAAGTATTTTACAGCCAAGGAATTGTAGAAGGCATAGATCACGTGTCCGCAGGACAATGGTATGACTTCTTAAAAGAAATGAGAGCTTTTGCCAAACGTAGATTATTACGTTTCGATGCCCGAGACATCAGCAAAGACTTTTTAGATCAAAACGACTTCCAGTTTTTAGCACAAAACGGATCATCACAGGAAAACGCTATGCAAGAATCAAATTACTATGGTAGCTCAATGAGCAGTTACCGTAAACTAGAAAACACAAAATTAATTTTGCGCCATTCTAAGGCGGTTGACGAAAACGTAGTAGGCGGTCGTAGCCGTCACGTTAAAGCAATTTTTATTGAGAACGAAGCAGGCGAGCGTTTCAAATATCCATTCATCCATTTAGCAGGTGCCAAGGCAATGCAACGTCACGTATCCAACGGTGGTAACCCATTTGATACAGCTGGACAAGCAATTACCACAATGAGCGAACACATTATCAAGTTAGGTTCATTCAAACGACATGTTGGTAGTGCTCAGAACTTAACAACAGAAGCTGTTGGTATTTTAGACCATGCAAGTGCAAAGTTAACACAACTTCGCAATACAATGGAAGCTATCAGCAAGCAAAAGAATTACGAAGCATGGATGGAGTCAGTAGAAGCTACTCCGTTATCTCAAATTGAAGAACTAGATGAAACAACTCTAGCAGACTTTAAATCTAAATTTACAATTAGCTCATTCAAAGATGATCTAGCACAATACTTTCCCTTATTGAACAGCATCATGCGTGAGACAAGCGAAATTGATTTGGAAGATTATGTAGGCGAAGGCCGCGGTGGTTACGATCCAGAACAACCAGATGGCGGTGGTGCAGGCGCAGGTGATATTACAAATGAAGATTCATGTACCTGTGATTTAGAAGGTGGTGAAGATGAGTGCCCTGTTCACGGTGACAAGGGCGTTGAAGAAAATACAGATCATTTGAAGAATCCAAACACACCAGCTGTTGATCGTAAGAAAGCTGGATACAAGTTAAGCGCAGACGATGTTAAGAATGATTCTAACAAAAACAAATATGATTTCCATAAACGTGCCCATGGTAAGAAACATCCAGAAGATACCCGTGAAGCGTTTAGTGCATTCGAAGAATGGGCAGAAGAGTTAGATCCATTTGCTCCTAGTAAGTTAGTACAAGAAACAAGCGATCAGACTCCTGAAGAACGTCAACAGGCAATGAAATATATCATTGACTTGAACAAGGCAGTTAAGTCAGGCCAAGTACAACCTACTCCAGAATTACAACACGAGTTTGAACAACAACTAGGTGTTTACGGTTTAGGCATGCGTGACGAAGAAATCGACAGAGCATGGCAACGTATTACTGGTGAAAAAACTACGCCAAGTATTGATCCTAAATTACGTAAACCAGCACCGCCTATGGACAAGTATAGCGACAACAGCGATGACGAAGAAGATCCAGATATCAACAAATACAAGGGTATGGCAAGAAGCGGTAGCATTGGTACAAACGACTTTGGTGCAGAACTAGGCGAAGAAGATAACGAAACAGCACCACAAGGTAAACCTCCAATTAAGGAAATTGCCGAAGTGGTTAAATCAATGTTTGATCCGATTGCCGGCGCTTTCCCAAGAGGCGAGACAGGCGTAAAAACTCATATCTCCGTTAAGTACGGTGATACCGCAGGTGAACTTGCAGAGAAGCTATGTAGCTATTTGATCCAAAAGCACAGCGACAACCAGCAAATGGAAGCTATTCGTAGATTAAGTGGAACATCTGTGCCTGCTAGAGTAAACGAATCTGTTAATTCAACATCCCTTAAAAAGTTTTTTGATATAATCAAAGAAGCTGAACAAGTAAATGAGCTCAGTATAGACACAATGCGTAGAGCATCAGACGCGGCAACTGCAAAGGCAGATTCCTTACCCGGACCCGAAAACAAAGCCGCTAGACAAAAAGCTAGAGGGCAAGAAGAAAAGTTTTATGCCGCACAAGTGTCTAAATCCAATGCCAATCCAGCCGCAGGAACCCATGCAACTTCAAATGCGTATATTGAAAAATTAAAACAACACGGCTGGAACCAACTTACTGATACCGATGAAATACAACAGGCGGCCGCCAAATTAGGCTGGGACAAGTATAGCACACCCCCAGAGGGAGTAACATGGTTTGCCCACGGAAAAAGTGGCGAAGCCGCATACATAGATCCTAAAAACGGTCAGCTAGTTAGATCAGGCGCCAACGGCCAACAGCGAGTAAGTCATTCGTTTGGTAATGCCAAAGATATGCATCCATCATCAAGTGATGAAAGAAAGTGGAACGCAAATCATAATACAAATATTTTTCAACCCGGAAAATAATTGGCTAAAATAACCAGATATCCCGTCAAGTAGAACTTGACAAGATAAATAAAAACGCATACAATTACAGTATGCGTTTTTTCTTTAGTGTAGTTGCATTAGAGAAATAGGCAAACAAAGGCATAACAATTAAGGAGAATATATTATGGCATCTTTGGCAGAAATCAGAGCAAAACTTCAAGCAAGCTCACAACAAAACACTGGTGGCTCAACTGGTGGTGACAACGCAATTTACCCACATTGGAACGCCGCAGAAGGCACAACTACTACAGTTCGCTTCCTTCCAGACGGTGACGCTAACAACACATTTTTCTGGGTTGAGCGGGCAATGATCAAACTTCCTTTCGCAGGAGTTAAAGGGGAAACCAATAGTAAACCTGTAACAGTTCAAGTACCTTGCATGGAAATGTACGGCGAAACTTGTCCAGTATTAACTGAGGTACGTCCTTGGTTTAAAGACAAGAGCTTGGAAGAAATGGGTCGTAAGTATTGGAAAAAGCGTTCATACTTGTTCCAAGGTTTTGTAACAACATCTGAACTAAAAGAAGACAAAACCCCTGAGAATCCAATTCGTCGATTCATCATCGGTAGTCAAATCCACAACATCATCAAGAACGCATTATGGACTCAGAAATTGAAGAATTGCCAACCGACTTTGTTCGCGGTCTAGATTTTAAGATCGTTAAAACAAGCAAAGGTGGTTACGCAGATTATTCAACATCAAACTGGGCTCGCCGTGAACGTGCGATCAGTGCAGATGAACAAGCCGCTATTGATCAATATGGTTTGTTTGATCTCAAGAGCTTTTTACCTAAAAAGCCAGGTGAAGTTGAACTCAAAGTTATCAAAGAAATGTTCGAAGCGTCAGTGGACGGTGAAGCATTTGATATGGATCGTTGGGGTCAATATTTCAAACCAGCAGGCATGGGTGGTAGTGGTCAAGCAACAGGTTCAGCGCCACGTGCAACAGCCGCAGTAGCTAAACCAGTGGACGAAGATGATGTCCCTTTTGAGAGTGCGGCATCAGCACCCGCAGTTAAAGTTGCTGAAGCGGCTCCTGTGGCAGAGAAAACTGCACCAGTGGCTGAATCATCAAACGGAACTGAAGCAAGTGCAAGAGCGCAAGACATTCTTGCAATGATCCGTAACCGTCAAAAAGCAGAATAAGGAGAGAGACTATGGGAAAAGCCTTCGATATTTCGAAGTTCCGTAAGTCTATCACTAAATCTATTGATGGACTAGGAATCGGGTTTAACGACCCATCCGATTGGATTTCAACCGGAAACTACGCCCTAAACTATCTTATCTCGGGGGACTTCTTCAAAGGAGTCCCTTTGGGGAAAGTAACAGTTTTTGCTGGCGAATCAGGAGCAGGTAAGAGTTATATCTGCTCTGGCAACATCATCCGTGCCGCTCAAGAACAAGGTATTTTTGTAGTCTTAATTGACTCGGAAAATGCCTTGGACAAGCAGTGGTTGTTGGATCTTGGTGTTGATATTAGCGATGAAAAGTTGCTAAAACTTAACATGGCAATGATCGACGATGTGGCTAAAACCATTTCAGAGTTCATGAAAGAGTACAAAGTAATGCCGCTGGAAGAACGTCCAAAAGTATTATTTGTGATTGACTCTTTGGGCATGTTGCTTACTCCGACTGACGTAAATCAGTTCGAAGCAGGTGAGATGAAAGGTGATATGGGTCGTAAACCTAAAGCACTTACAAGTCTTGTTCGTAACTGCGTTAACATGTTTGGTAGTTATAATGTAGGTATGGTTTGTACAAATCACACATACGCTAGCCAAGATATGTTCGATCCAGATGACAAGATCTCAGGTGGTCAAGGTTTCGTTTACGCATCATCAATCGTTGTTGCTATGAAGAAACTAAAACTTAAAGTTGACGCAGATGGTAACAAAGTTACTGATGTGTTAGGCATCCGCGCCGCTTGTAAGATTATGAAAACCCGTTATGCTAAACCTTTTGAAAGTGTACAAGTTGAGATTCCATATTCAACTGGTATGGCTCCAACAAGTGGTTTAGTTGACATGTTCGAAAAGATGGGTGTGTTATCTAAGGTCGGGAATAAATTAGCATACACTAGTAAGGAAACTGGTGAGATTGTTGCAGAGTTCCGTAAGAATTGGACTGAAGAAAAACTACACGTTATCATGAATGAGTGGGATGCCAAGGCGGCAGAATCTTTAACTACAACAGCAATTACTACTGAGGAAGAAGAAGCATAATGGATGAGAATCTAATTATTACACTTTGGGATACTTTTAAAGAATATATCCCTGAAAAAAATCGTGACATGGCCGCAAATCACTACGTTGATTTTTTGCTAGGTAACGATATTGACGCAGAAACTCTAGGTGGATTTATGGGTTATGACCCACACCTAGACGATGCAATTAAAACGGTTGTCGACGAGGAAGTCAGTGATGAAGACTATGACGAAGACAATTCGGGGTATGAAGACGAGGACTATTAATGGCTTGGTACAGTAAAGTAAGTCGAGATATTTCGCACTTGCCCGACTGTATTGAGTATTATTATACTCAGTTAGACGAGGCTAGGAAGGAGATTAAGGTGTATGGTAATCTTGAGAGAGCCAGCGCATCCCTTCCTGGTATCGTTGAACAACGTTTCAATCAACTCCAGGAAATAGAAGCGATCCTGGAGTATTTGAACATAGAATTACGTAGAACACGCTCGAAAGCGTTTAAGAAGTATCTAGAAAATTATCAACGAGCTTTGAGTAGCAGAGACTGCGAGAAGTATGTTGACGGTGAGGCCGACGTAGTCGATCTAGAAAAAATTGTTAACGAGTTTGCCTTGTTACGCAATCAATGGCTAGGGATTATTAAAGGTCTTGATATCAAACAATGGCAAGTCTCTAACATTATTAAACTTAGAACTGCCGGAATGGAAGATGTGCATATCTAATGTTTATAGAAGATCTAATCTTGAGGACTGCTGGTCAGGGGCCGTGGCTATGGGACGGAGCCATTCAGCTCTCAACTGACTTTGAGACAAAGTTCATTCAAAGTGTTGCCGAAAAACTAGATCAAGGCGAGGCCTTAACTGAAAAACAGGCAAATCTTGCACTCAAACTATTGAGTAAAATCGAGCCACAGCTCATTAGTTTTTTCAAAACAAAAACTTGGGATTTGAATATCCCACAATACAAGAAACAATTTAGAACTCTGTTACCTATATCAAGTATTGATGTAGACAAGTCAGAAATTCCAGGAAAAATTGTTGTTCGCTTTCCGTATCACGAAGCAACTATCAAAGATATCAAAGATTTTAAAAATAAAAACAGTATAGGAATGGCTGATTGGCATCCTGATAAAAAAGCATGGGTGTTTGCATTGCGAGAAGAAAGCATTGTATTTTTACAGACAACAGTAGTACCCCGAGGATTTGTTGTTGACGGAAATTTCAAAGAATATGTTGCCCAAATTGAAAATATTGAAAATAATCTAGAAAATTATTTGCCTATGGTTGTGCTGGAAAACAGTAAACCAAAATTTATCAATGTTTTTGACAACGTGCCCCAACCTGTTGGCGACAATATTACTCACGCACTTTTCTTAGCTCGCCAGTATGGTATCACAACATACAGTGATGAAATAAACCAGCTAATTATTGATAAAATTGACAATCCTGTGACCAAGACATTGATTACCTCCGGGTACAATCAACACGGATTGTGGGTTGATTCGAAGATACACCATGTTGATAGGTTTAAAGATATTATCGAGTATGGACAACCTTTGCTGATTGTTATCCCCGGAGGTACTGAATACAAGAATCTCAAAGAATGGCACGAAATGCTGAAAAAATGTGGTATTGAAGACCACAACATGAGTGTTATGTTTCGACTACCTAATGAAGGTAAGGGAGATTTTAATGTCTATGTTAAAGACAACAATCTTAACAATGAAATTACAGGTAATACCAAAGTAGTTTTTGTCAGTGTGAAAATTCCGAAGCCATTAGTGAAGACAAACGTCAAATTTAATGCTATAATTAACTTAGGGTTTCATTTGAATACGCATTACACGATGGAGACATTAATAAAGTCTAGTCCAACGTTAATTTTCTTTACAGACACGGAACCAAAAGTGAACAAATATGGCTACCGCTAAAATAATAATAAAAGACGAAGTCAATGTAAAAATTGAAGGTCTGGACTTGGACACAAGAAAGGACTTGGTTAAGAAATTTAAGTATTTTGACCAAAAAGCGCGGTATATGCCAGCGTATAAATTAGGACGTTGGGATGGATGTACTCCATTTTTTGGTCTCGGTGGCACAACTTATGTTAGTCTGTTGGATCGTGTCCTCCCATTGCTAACACAATGGAACTACTACATCGAAGTAGAAGACCAAAGACGTCCAGTAGCCTTAGAATTCCCCAAAGTTGAGGCAGATTTCTGGGGTGACAGCACTTGGCCAGAAGGACATAGGTTTGCAGGTGAGAAGATTAGATTGCGTGATGACCAAGTTGACGTAGTAAACATGTTTCTTGAGAATCCACAATGCATCCAGGAGATTGCCACTGGCTTTGGTAAGACAATTACCACCGCAACTTTGGCAAAAATCTGTGAAAAATACGGTCGAACAGTGACCATTGTTCCAAACAAAAGTTTAGTTGAACAAACAGAAGAAGATTTTATTAATTGCGGATTAGACGTTGGTGTGTATTACGGCGACAGAAAAGACCTAGACAAAACTCACACAATCTGCACTTGGCAAAGTCTAAATATTCTTGACAAAAAAGGCAAAAATGCCAGTGAAAATTCGGAGATTTTAACCGTCGCAGAATTGCTTGATAATGTACAATGTGTCATGGTTGACGAAGTTCATATGGCAAAAGCAGAAGTGTTGAAAAATTTATTAACACGTAATCTTGCGAATACTCCTATTCGCTGGGGACTAACAGGTACCATTCCAAAAGAGGATATTGACTTCGAAAATATCCGTGCAAGTCTAGGTGAAGTAGTAAATCGTGTAAAGGCACACGAACTACAAGAATCAGGAGTGTTAAGCGATTGTCATGTTAATATCGTACAAACGCAAGAATGGAAAGAATTTGAAAGCTATCCGGCGGAACTAAAATATCTTGTTACTGATGAAGATAGAATGACCTGGGTATCTAAACTAATCAACAAAATTTCCGAGACAGGTAACACGTTGGTGTTAGTTGATAGAATCGAATCCGGAAAGTTTTTAGTGAACGAATTGCCCGAAGCTGTCTTTATTAGCGGCGCAGTAAAAACAAAAGATAGGAAAGAAGAGTATGACGAAATTAAAACTGCTGACAACAAGATTATTGTGGCGACTTACGGTGTGGCCGCTGTGGGTATTAATATTCCT